CCGTCTTTCTACAAACAAACTTTTCAATTAATAATACTGCTCCAGTACTTACAACAGTAGCACCAGAATTAGTACTTAGTCCACCATATTCTGTAATTAATGTATCAGCAATAGCACTTCCAACTCCTGCTTCTGCATCAATGTCTTTATCAAAAGAAGTATTAATATCAGTCTTAACTAAAGTAATTAATTCATCCTTAGCCATAACTGCTATCGTTGCACCACTTTTATTTATAGTATCAACCTTACCAGTGAATACATTATTCTCTTGTCCAGTTGTTTCTCCTCGTTTGACAACCACAGAATGTCCATTAGTTATTGCAACATCACCCAAAACAGAACGTGAAAACTCTAATATCATATCTGGTATCTCATTTCCATAAGTGTCCATAAAAGACCACTTTAAAACCCTACTTGTCACATCAACAGAATTTATCGTGACGTAAGTCTTTATTCTTGCCACTATACTCCCTCAATCATCTTCAATGTATAATTTGCTTTATTACCTGGAATTTCCCAACTCACATCGACTGATGCTATCTTAACACTTAATGTCCCTGTTTGGTCACTTATAAAATCAATACTTGCATCTTGGTCGCCATCTATTAAAGCTATTAAAATATCTATATCAGATTTAACTGCTGCAGTTTCACCAGCATAAACACCATTAAGTGTAATTACTTTTGTAACACCTAACATATCAAATGTTTCAGTAGCATCACTATCAGAACCTGGAAGTGGTAATGGAATTATGTTTGCATCTTTTGTAAAAGAGATGGCACTAACACCATCAAGTTCTACTGCATTAATAGTTGGAACTGCCATTTTATATACCTACCCCATAACTACTTCTACCTTGTAGTTCACGTTTCATTGTATTTGCTATTTGTGAAGATATTTTATTAATTAAAGAACTATCAATTGAACTTGCATCTAATGCACTTATATTAATAGTTATATTTGAAGAACCGCCACCACCAGCTCTACCACCAAATGGACTATTGCCTTTGAAAGCAACAATGTTATCTTCGGGGTTTAAATCTAAAACATCCCCTCTTTTTGTAACAATAACATCATTCTTTGATTTTCTTTTTTCTCTCCCTTTTTTGAAAAAACTTCCAATAGAAGAAAAGGCACTACTTATTTTATCTATCATTGAGGTCACCCAGTTTGGAACACTAATTAAAAAGAAATCTTTTAATTTGTTAAATCCCGTATTTATCCATTGTGGTAATGTTTCTGTGAATAAAGTTTTAATTTTATCCCAAGCTTTAATTATCGCTTCAGGTAATGTAACTGTTAAGAATGTGGTCATTATAGCCATAAAAGTTTCCCAAGCTTTAGGTAATGTTTCCACAAAGAACTTTAATATTGAATCCCACATTTTACCAGCAACTTCTGGTAATGTATCTCTAAAAAATATAATTATACTTTCAAATGCATACCCTGCTGCAAATGGTAAATCTTCTAAAAAGAATTTAACAACTCTTTCTTTCATAACATCTAAAGCTGCAGGTACAGTTTCAGTAAAGAACTCGGGAATTGTAACTATAAAAAAATCAACCATTGTTTGAAATATTGCTGCCCAATCAACCTCTTTAAAGAACTCAACTATTGCCACTGTCCATTCTTCTAATTTTGCACCAACATTAATACCTAAGAATCCGCCAAGTAAACCACCAGCTATTGCACCAAGCCCACCACCTATTCCAGCACCAACTGCTGTTCCTGCACCTGGCACTATTGCAGTTCCTATTGCACCACCTAACTTTGCACCACCAATTCCACCTGCTACCGCACCACCAACTAAACCTACTCCCCCGCCTATCTTTCCACCAGTTGTTTTTAATTTAGCACTTTGGTCTTTATAGAAAGGAATTGCAAATCTTAACATTTTAATAGCTAAAGGTTTTAACCATAAAGCCATAACATCTCCAATTGGTCTTAATAACATTGACATAGAACGATTAAATATTGTCATAGTTTGTTGTAATCGAGGACTTGAATCAACAACTTTTCTCATAAATTGTTTGATTATAACTAAACTTGCAGCTATTCCTGCAATACCTGCAGCAATTTTACCACCACCAACTGCACCTGTGAGTCCCCCAGCACCACCACCATTTGCAGAGCCAGAAAGACCACCTCCTCCGCCAGTGTCTAATACTAATTTTGCTTTAATTGTAGGTTCAACCATTTTATTATCTCATATTCATTTCATTACATTTACTATCTATTTCGTTAATTGTTTGGTCGATTAATAAAAGACCATTGACTTCTTCTATACTCATATCATCATAGTTTTCTGAAGTTTTAAATGCCTTCATAAACGAGTATTTTTCCAATAATACATTTGTTCTTACGTCTGCTTGGTTTCTGTCGATTCCAACGACCCAATGTTTTCCTTCTCTAATTGGTCTGATGATTCTTTTAACTTTTTTTTTAATTCTTCGTCTGGTCCAATCAGTTTTTCTAACACATCAATCAGTTGGTCGTATTCAACAATAGATAACATATCTAACGCACCCTTAATTGGTTTTATTCCCCACGGATGTGCTGCAACACACATTGGTAACAATTCAACCATCATTAAAGATTTCTTAAATCCACTATCTGTTTCTGCACTAATTAATGCTTTATTTCTAATTCCAGCTGTTGGTTTTCTTATTACAACTTCTCCATCTTTTAATTTAACTTTTAATTCTTCCATCTTGGTTATCTCCTTCACTTCTTGTGAATATGAAAATAAAAAAATAAAAATTTATGCTATTGCATACCATCTAATTGGAACATTTACTGCTCCGTCAGTTAATCCTGCGTGACCATATCCAGATACAGTAACTTCAATTACTCCTCCGTCAAGTGCTACTGGTTGTGACCAACTTTCAAAGTAACAGTTTTCTAAATCAATATTAACCACCCTGTCTGTTGATGCTGCCCCTTCAGTAATGTCAAGACTAACTGCTTTACTTGTAATTGTTGCCAATGTTGCAGGTAATCCAGTTGCTCCCCAGAAGAAATCTTGTAATTCAGTTCCACTAAGTACACCTGCAGTTGTATCATCTTTCATTTTAAAAGTTATAGTAAAATCATATCTCCTCAATCCAGTAACTGGTTGTTGAATTCTTCTATCACCTAAGTTACGATAAGTTTGAATGTTGTTAGCAATAGTTAATGAAAAACTCGTACAATCAAAAGTATCAGATGCACCAATAACTACTCCACCTTGTTGAAATGTAAATACTTCTGTTGTTGGTGTTGTATAAGTTAATATGGAATTTGTTGATGCGACAGTTTGTGCAATAAAATCACAGGTTGCTTTCAATGTTTCTCCCTGTGTTGCTGTAATAGTTAAACTATTAATTACTGCTCCCAATGCAGTTACTTCGTGGTCAGTTGTATCACCTTCACTTCCAAACTCTAAAGCAATAGTTGGAATGTTTGTTGCATCGTACCCAATATTATCAGCTTCATTTAATTGATATGGGTCTGCAATAACTCCAGTCCCTGCTAAAACACCTACTGCATATTGCATAAATGTAAAATCATCTACTTCCCAATCCATACTACCACTAACATCAAACGGACCAGTAAAACTACCAGTGACATTACGTCCTTCACCCATACCTTGAGTTTTAAACATATTGTTAGACATATTAATATTAAAACTTGTCACTCTACCTACTCTATTACCTGCTGCTGGAGTTGCTCCTGCACCAAAACTTGTTTCTTCTCCATATAATACATACGAATCAAAACCTTTGTAAAATTCAATTGTTGCCATTTGTCATTTCCTCCTTGATTTCCTTCTTCTTAACTACTTTTTTCTTAACTTCTTTCTTTTTTGGATTTCTAAGTTCATAGTTTTCTTTAATTATCATTTCAGCTTGTTCTTCTTCTACGAGAACCATACTTCTTCCTTTCGGTTTTACCCATTTTTTCATTTTGTCTTACCTCGATATATTCTAATAACATTTCTGTTATTTCATCCATTTAAATTCCTTCTCCTGCATTAAATGCTCTAACTTGATACTCTAACATTTGTCTAAATATTCCTAAATCTTCATCAAAAGGTATTGGATTGTTTGAAACTTTAAGTGGATATATTAATCCGTTAAATGTTGTGTTTGTTCTCCAACTATTTTTCATTGCTTTAACTATTTCTCTTGCTAAATATTGACAAGCTTTCTTCCCCTCGACAACATTAATGCTCGTTGAAGTTATTGCTTGGGTATCATAACTAACCAAATCAGCAGCCGCAAAGTTAAGATTACCAGTAGAGTAACTCCATTCAACTGTTCCTGCACTCGGAGAAGTAAAAGCACTATCTGTTGCAACTTGTGTTATAACTCCAAATTCGCTTCCGTCGTGTTTAATGTTACCAATGGTATTTGGAATATAATCGTAAGCCATTCTGTTGGTGTTATCACCATCAGTACCTAAAGTACCCAATGCTTCATCTGTTGTAGTTACTGCATAAGTTTGACCTTTCTTACATATAATATCTATTTGAAAATTAATTGTTTCCCATTGTGTATCGTCAAAGATTCCCATTGGAGAAGAACTTTCACTAATAATTGTTACACCTATTCGTGGGAAAGAAGAATCACCTAAATCACTAACTCTCGGAAAGTCTGGATATATCCATTGTCCACCTGCTGCAAGTCTTGTAGCATTAATATCTGTGATAGTGTTTTTTAAGAAGTTCACAATAATTCTATCTGGTTCCTGCTTGGCTTGTGTCATTGTAAGTGTGATTGTTCTTCTTGAACATTATTTGAAATGAGTTGAAGTATTTAAATAATATTTATTTTGATGCTCCTCTAAACGCATTGTTGATGATTTTCGTCATAATTTTATCATTGTATAAAACTTTTCTAAATGGTGCAAAAGGTTGCATACCAAAATCTCTAATATGTTTTGCTAAATTAAATTTAGCTCCCTTTGTTGTGAACCCGTGTCTATCAGCCCACTTTTCTAATCCCTCTACCAATTTCGGACCTCCAGCTGAACCAAAAGTTTTCTTATCATAAGGCATCTTTCTATTTGGGTTTGGTGGTTTACTTTCACCAAATGGGTCACTAACACCTTTTCTTCTTCCAGCAGTACCAAACTCAATAAAGTGTGCATAATTAGAACTGGATGTTATAACCAACTCTCCACCTTGCACTGCAGTATGTATGCTACCTTTAAAACCAGCAGCTCCTGTGTCAACTATTCTCATTGACATTATTTGTTTAACTATTTCTGCCTTAACTCCTATACCTATGTCGTGTAAGATTTGGTCTTTAATCTCGTCCCAATTAGTGATGTCATAACTCTGTCCTTCGTGAGTTATTATCATTGACTTTCGTCACTGCTTTCAATCAATCTCTTACACCTATAAGAGAAATGAACAACAGCTCCTCCTAATTCAGGTGATTCTATTTGACTAAATATTTCCCACTTAGAATTTGAACCACTATCAGAAATTATATCTTCCGCTTTAGGTAATGTACTTAATCCACTATCGGTTGGATGGATATAAAGAACAGCATCTCCAATCTCTACCATTCCAGTAGAAACAAACCTTTCATCTAAGTCTGGACCAAATTGTAAATCACCAGTGAATGTTGTACTCGCTTCACTTCTTCCAGTTAATTGTCCGAAAGCATCCACTGTCTCAGTAACAACAACCAAAGCAAGAGTAGTACGACCAAAAATATTTGTAATAACATCTTTAAGTTTATCTCTGTTAATTTTTGCGTGTCCAGAGATACGAGTTTTAACCATCTTAAATCACCGCTATGTCTGCTCTCTTACCTATCATTGCATAGATTTCTTCAATCCTTTTCTTAAACTGTGTTATAACTTCTCTAATATTCACATATACTTCACCTATGGTGACACTTTTAGAACCTAATGAATAACTTGTTGCATCATCATAAGAGCCACCAGAGAGGTTAATATATGCCTTTACAGAAGCAGTCATTATTGCTAATTCAGTAATATAATTTGGAGTTGTTAATGTTCCATAAGAATAATCTACTCGAACATTTCTTGTTCCTGTTGGTAATTCTACACCAACAAAAGATAGATTGTTGTTCCTCTCAATAAGATTTCTCATTTCTACAACTTCGCTTATCCCATCTCTGATAGTAAATGTTGAAACTATTGGGTCAACACTATAATCGTCTGTTAAAGTTCCACGAATGTAATAAAGTGATTCTGAAGAATTTACAGTTGTTTTGTCCCAACCATAAGGATAAGTCCAATTGAATCTACCACTTGCTGTGAAGATACTTGCACCAGTATTAACATCTGTTTCAGTTATGTCTGCCCAAGTTGTGCCATTCCAATATTCCCAATCAATAGCAGTTGTACCATTGTCAACACCTAACGTGCTTAATACAACGTCTAATCCTAAAAACTTTTGACTTGAACCGATGTAAACAATATCACTTGTACCTGGACTCGCATCAAAAAGATTTACAGGACTTTCAGTTGTAGAGTTCACGTTATCTGTGTAATCTGTATATGCTGCAGTTCCATCGTCATAGTTGAAAAACGATGTTATGGTTAATGGACTTGTTAAAAAGTAAACTGAATTAACTGCTGTAACTGGACTATTCTTTAATTTAATACTATTAGGTTTTTCAATATCAGCAACGTAAGGTCTATTAGTTGTTGGGTAAGCTAATGTAGGATTCCCATCAAAGTAATCTGTTGCACTTGTTGGTGTGTCCCACTTTCTACCAGTCATAATTTCAATCTCTGCATCTGCTGCTGCTAATAAATCAGTAACAACAGAGTTGCTAAAGTTATCAAGATAAGTGTAAATAGCGAATAGAACATTTGTTCCAACTGCAGTTACTCCTGGTCCAGTTAATACGATTCTACCACTTTCTGCATCTAATGTGTAATGAGTAGTTTCTGTTAATGCTGTCATTGAATTTGAAGCGGATGCTGCATAACTTAAAGTATAACTTGAAGCAATAACATTATCATTATCTAAATCAAAGTCAGTTTCTGCATTGTCTCCAGTACCAACATTCTCGTCAATAACTCTAATTCCTAATCCACTTCTTTGAGCAAATTGTAAATTTGTTGCATATGCCATTTTAAAATATCCTCGCTGTTAATAATAATCCTGCAATAGCAACCCCAAGACTTAATGCTGAAGATGCTATCCATCTGTTAAGTTTTACTTTCCCGTTAGTTTCAATAACGTGCTTCTCGATACTTATGAGTTTCTTATATATGTCATCATTCGTTATCTTCTTGAAACATTGGGATTTTGCCATTTTATTCAATGTAAGGTATAAACCTGAAGTTTCTTACCGCATCCCCCGTGTCAATATCTAAAACAGTATATGCTGAGGTGGTGTATGTTAAATCTACGCCAGTTGGGTTGTTACCTGATTCTTCAACAATCTCAGTCCAAGTTAGTTTTCCATCTAATGAAAAATAACTAGTGAACACACCCGCAGCAGTTTTTGTGATTTTTATACTTACCCAACTGTCTTCTGCAACATAATCAATCGCTGAAGTGAATAAGGTTGTTGCACCTGCATTAATCCTATGTAAAACTAATCTTTCTGTACTTCCAATAGTAAACATATATCCTTGTTGTGTTCCTGTATAATCATTTTTAGTACTGGCCATAAAATATACTCTTGATTCTGTGGTTGCTGAATGAAACAAATCAAATTCCCACGTTCCTTTATATTGGTTATTGGTCATAGCTAATCTACCGCTTCCAATACAATCTATTTGTTTATTTGCACCTGTACTATCACTAACTTGCCAAGTTCCACTAACCACTTCCCAACCAGTATTTTGTAAATGTCCAGAAGTGAAATTGTCAAGAGTTACATTCCAACCTGCCCCGTCTGCAATATAAACATCATCAGCATTTGGAATTTCTTGAATTTTAATATCGTCCCAAGCAGTATAACCACTTGTTTGACCTGAATGATATAATAAGAAATCTAATGCAGCATTACTCCAATACTTAGTAAAATCAAAATATTGCCAATCTGTTGAAGTTGTTCCTTCCCATAACACACCACCAAAATCGTTAATTTGTGGTGTCCAAGTTCCATCACTTTTCGCATAACCAGTAATTCTATAAAGTTTATTAAGCTCAACTTGGTTGTTAACTCTTGCACCTGGAGAAGCAACACCATTATATGTAACTTTTAAATAATTGCTCCCAGAATAAGGTGTGTCTGTTTCTTTAGATAAAGTTGCACTATTATGTGAAGTGAAAGCACTCGTATCTCCAGCTTCCATATCTCCATCAGTCATCAAGTTTCTTGCTGGATTACTTAACCTTCTAATGTCTGGTTTATCATAATGTGCTTCTTGTTTAATTTCTTCATACAATTGTGCCATCTCAGCATTAGTCAAAGCGACATCAAAAATTATAGCTTGTGAAGAATCTGACAATCCTGAATTTGTTGCTTCTTGAACAAACTCTAAATCATAATCATAAAGTGGGATAACTGCTTCAGTAAAATCTACTGCTGTGTTAGCTAAGCCATCATTGAATACATTTACAGTCTGTGCTGCACCATCAAATACTCCACCCAAAACAATAGGTTTACCAACCACCACTGTTGAAGCTGGTGTACTTGCAATCTTAAATGTAGCACCACTTGTACTCACCAAAAACCTTGCCACTCCAGTGTTTTGGTAATCTACCAGGAAACTTCCAGCAGTTGAACCTGAACCTGTGAATTTCTTGACTGTTCTATTGGTTGCGTTAAACCGGTTTGGAGTAAAGGCAATAATTATTGTCATATTAGCAATTGTACCAGAAGTACCAATTACTTTACCCAATGTTAAACCATCACCATTAGCAACTGTTCTAAGAGTTCTACCTTTTTTATTTGCGAAATAAGGAGAACCAGTAATTGTAGGATTCCATCCATTACCTGACTGGTCAGATAAACTTCCTGTTCTAAAATCCCAATGTGCAATTATGTTTGCTTTATATTTTTCTTTGATTGTCATTATATGTTCATCTCCCTAAATGCTTTATCCGATAACCATTTAACTTGAGTTGCTGATAGTTCGCTCATAAACACAAACGGAAACTTTAGTTTTCCAGTTAAGGGTGTGCTTACAAAATTGGTTGTCCTAATTCCTATTGCTGCAACAGAACCACCATTAGTTATCCCTTCGTGCCAAGCTGAGATAGAAGTTCCTTGTAATACTCCGTTAATGTAAACATTGTTTCCAGCTAAATCGTCTGACCCACTATAAGTTGCACAAATGTGATACCACTTATTTGTATCTAAAGCACTATCAGAAAATTTGTATCTGTGATAAGCGTTTCCCGCATCGTTAAATTGAAGTCCAACAGTTCCGTTTCCTTGAACAGTAAGTAACCAATTCAAACTATTTTCTATCATTGTCTGATTAGTTCCTACAGTATCAAGTTTAACCATCACCCCAACACTAATTGGGTCTGACACTGAGTTTAATCCTAATGCAGCGTAACCTTCAATCCTGATATAATCTGTACTAAAACTTGCACCATTATCTTCTACCAATGTTGGATAAGTTGAAGCTGTTGAACCATCTCCCCATTTCATATCAGTAGTAGCAATCATTCCTAAATTCCGAGTAACATCATTTCCACCTTCTGCGTGATAAGTTCTTAAAGGTAAAAAGATTTCTGCTTTACTTACATCGACGTCTGGGAAAGTTGAATCAACCGTAAGGTCAGTAATCTCCTCAGCAGTTAATGCCTTAGTGTAATAACTAAAATCTTTAATTGTAAAATTACCATATCCAGATGACCACTTACCAATTTCAAAGTCACCAGCAACATCATTATTTGCTGTAGTATCAAATATGCCAACACTTCCAACAGATTCCACTCCATCAACATAAAACCTAAGTGTATCACCTCTGTCTGCTACTATCACCACATCATACTCTACACCATTTGAAGCCATTGCCCCAGCTGCTGATGTTCCTGAAATCTCTATTGCCGAGTTAATATAAGAAAAAAAGAATAATGCCCCGTTGGCCTCTTTCCTAACATACCATCTGTTATTTGCATCTTCGTGTTTTGAAAATATATATTCCTCAATGGACACATCTGGAAAACTAACTTTAAACCTAAATGAAAAACTACCCGTACCCAAATCATTAATTCTACCATAACTAATGTATTGGGTTGTTCCATTAAAAGTTACACCATTATTGATTGTTGGTGCAGCTATAGAAGTGCCACCATTATCAAAAACAAAAGTATCATTAATGAACTGCTCTCTAAAAATACAACTTTCTGCTGGGATTATTGGGTATTTTACCATAGTTTAACCTCTAAGCTGGTAGTAATGTTGCACCTATTGAAATTGGTCGCCATACAATGACCCAATCTACTCTACCTGCACCACCATCACTTCCTGCACAATCTACATCAATACTTCCTTGAGTTACTGTCATCCTTCCTGCTTGACTTTCAAAAGCACCAGATGGTCCTGCTCCTGCTCCTGCAGTTAAAATCATATTATCTGCAAAGATTCCTGACAGATGTAAGATTCCACCTGCCGCTGCTGCGTTCAAGTCTACTGTTGCACACAAATCTACTGATGGACCTGCTGCTGGATTTGCTATCAATTTAGTTGCGTTAGCCACTGAACCAATAACTGTTGAGATTATTCCAAAGACAGAAATTACTTCAACAACTCCTGTTACATCCCATAACGATGTTGCGCCTGTTTGCGGTAATGCTAATGGAGCCAAGGTGTCAGTTGCCCCTACTTGTTGAGTGATTAAATCTGCACCAGTAAAAATGTGTTTTGTGTACCCCATTAATGAAGTTGCTGTATCAATTGGACCAGTCTTTTCTGCATCTGACTTATTACCAATAACATCTCTTTCAAGAGTATTAGTCACTGCATCTGGTGAAGGTACCCCTACATTTGCCTGAACAACAGTGGTCATTGCTGCTGGTAAGTCCGTAGTTGTATCTTGTTCAATAGTGTCAATCTTAGGGTCAACCGTGTCTCTTAAATATGCATCTGAACTTCTTGAAACTCCCATTTTATTCTACCCCACCATAGCTCTTATGTCTTATTGCAGACTGATACTCTTTCCTTATCTTCATCACTTGACCTTTAGATAAATTAAGTTTACGTGCCAATACTGTTGGTTGAAGATTATCACTAGCTAATATTTCTTCAACTTTTCCTTTAGTAAGTTCTGCTAAAGGTTGTTTTACGGACACTTCCTTTATAGGAATATCTGCAAAAGCGATGTGCTTTGACACCAGTGGTGCCACATCTTTATATTTAATTTTAACCTGAACTTCTTCTTCAGGTTGTATTTCTTTTTCTGCCATTTTCGCATTTACCTCATTTAATATTGTTTCTTAACGTGAATTGCCCACTCACCAACATTTGTTCCACCTGCTCTTGAAATTTTTACTGCTAACCAAGCGAAAGCAATTGGTGTGTCAAGTATCATCATTTCATCTGCAGTATAACTCGCTGTCCCAGTTAGTGCGAATGTTACGTCTGCATAGTCTCCAGTTGTTGGTCCAGCTAATGGTGTTCCATCTGCCGTAGGGTCAACACTACCTTCTAAAGTCATAGTGTCAGTTCCATCTGCTGAAGTCGTTATGAAATGAATAGTTGCTGTTCTGTAACCTCTCATATCAATGTAATACCAATAGTCGTCTGTGGTGTTCTCACCAGTTGTATCAACAATAGTTTCAACAACATACCTTTCACTTATTGGACTTACTTCAAAAGTCTTGATTGAATCTGTTCCTGTATCATAACCATCAGTCTTAACCAATACGTGCCTTTTATCATCAATTGCAATTGCACCTTTTGCTGCGTCAGATATTCCAACCTCACCCGCATCATAGAAGCCCATTACTACTTGACCTTTATCAGTTAAATCATTGAAAGCTGCACCATCAACGTCTGCACCTGAACTTGGTCTTGCGATGTTGGTTGTTACAATAAACGTATCAGTTCCAACAAATGTTGCCCCTGCTACTGTTAAAGTTGTTCCGTCAGAAGTTAAGGTGATATCATCTCTTGTATAAGTGTTAGTTACACTTCCATCAGTTGCTACTTGTTGAATACTTACAACATCATCTGCATTAACTGCCGTAACTCCACTTGGGAAACTTGATAATAAAATCTGTGTTGCTGCTGCATAAGCAGTTGTAAAGTCTGCGTTAGTTCCACTCGCTTTACCAGTATATCCATCAGTTGATAGTGATGTGTTGTCAACATTCATATCTCCACTAATTGAAGCATCTGTCATTAATTTTCCATCAACTGTTAATCTAAGAAATCCGAAATCTAAATTACCTAATGTTGGTGTTGCTGAGGTATAAATCCCAGCTAACACGTTTCCGTGTGCTGTGTTAATATCGGCTTCTGCCGCTGTTTTGTTATCTTCTACTAAACTTGCGTATTTTCTTCCGCTTAATCCTTCTGCCATTTTGTTTCTCCCCTAATTAATTTTTATATGCTGGTATTAGGAATCCCTCGCATTTTGATTGTGAAATAATAAAAAAAAATAAAATAAAGTTCTACTCGAACAATATCCTACTGATTTTCTCATAGCCAACAGTCATAGTTTTTGCTGCTGCTCCCAATGCTTGAATACCTACATAAGGTATAAAACTCACATCGTTAGTTAAAGCTGCTGTTCTATGAACTAAGTTGTCGTTAATGTAAAACTCTGCTGCTCTACTTGCTAAGATTTTAATTCTTAACCTATACCAAGTTGCTGCTGCTACTGTTAATCCAGTACTTGTGTTTGTATCTACTCCACCAATACTTGAAATACATTTCCAATAAACATCTGTATCATCAGTACTAAATCTGAACATTACTTGGTCATCATCAGTTGCGATTACTGGGTCGTTAGTTAATTTCAAACCTGCCCATAGTAAAGTTGCTGTTACTGCACTTCCAGTTTTGATTGCAGTTTCCCATTCTACTTGATTCTCAGTTCCCCAAAGAACTCCACTCCAAGCAGTTTGATTTGCATCTAAGTGTGGTAAGATAATAATCTGGTCGTTATCTGCACCATCTAAAGTACATAAGATACCTGCATCAGTTGTTGCATAAGTTATATCATCTGCACTTGCGTTAGTACCTAAGATTTCAAAGTTCTTATTAGCAACATTTCTTGCTGCAGTGATTGTAGTGTTTGCTGCTGCTGTTGCATCTGCATCAGTAAATGCTTGTGCCATTACTGCGTTTAATCCTGGCCTTTGATTGAAAAATTCTTCTAATTGATATTTTGCTCCGTTACCTTTTAAAGACCCAAGTACTCTTACATCTTTTTTAAAGTTCCAGTCCCTTTGTTCTAATTGACTAATTCCATTTGACATTTTGTTTTCCTCCTAATCGGGTAATTTAAGTTTTAAAATAAAAAAATAAAAAAATATATTCGCCTAAACGAATACTCCTGCATCTGCACGACCCATCAGTTCAACAACTCTAACACTATCTGTATTTGCACTCTGAACTGTAATGGTTGCAACTCCAGCAGTTACTGAACACGTAGCAATATCAGTTACGATAACACTTCCACTCGTGGTATGTACCCAACTACGAATAGTTAGTAAACCAGTGGCGGAAATTCCGTAATCTGATAATGTTACAGTGAAAGTATTGTTTTCATCTGCTGTATTTGGAGTCTGAAGAAGTATCTTTTTCAAACCTGCGTTTGGTACAATTTCCCAAGACTTCAAAATACTCGTTGCTGCTACCATCTATTCAAATACTCCTGCGTCTGCTCTTCCAACGACTTGAACAACTCTCATATCATTGTCTGTTCCTGCTGCAATAGTTACAGTTAAAACTCCTGCTGATACTGCTGAGGTGTTAAGTTCAGTCACAATAACGCTTCCATCAGTTGTGTGTTTCCAACTTTCTACTAATAACAATCCAGTTGCACTGATTCCATAATCAGTCAAAGTAATTGCTAACGTGTTAGTTGCATCTGCGGTGTTAGGAGTAATGAAAAGCAAACTTTTCAAACCTGAGTTTGGTGCAAGTTCCCAACTTTTTAATATACTTGTAGTTGCCATCTTTCATTACCTCTAAGCTAAGCCAGTTCTATCAGCCATTAATGCTTCTGCAGTAACGATTAAACTTCCGTACCACTTTAACATATACTTCTGACTGTCGTTGGTTTTTGCTAATTCTTCAAATGTAGTGTCTTGTAGAACTGCTAAGAATACATATCGTAAGTCAAGATACATAATTTCTCTTGCTGTTGCAGTTACCGGCATAAATCGGTCTTTAATGAACAGTGCCCCGTCAAACATAAATGCGTCTGGGATACCGAAGTCCATCTGACCTGCTGGTCTTTCAACATTTCGTTGGAAGTCCATTAATAAACCTTTAATAGTATTATGAGTACTACCATCAGTAACTACTAAATCAACATTTCCATTAGCTTCAAATACAGTATTCATATCTGCTCTAATTTGGTCAAGAGTGATTGCTGCTCCACCATTTGCATTAGTGTTAGTTGTGATTGCTGCTCTTAATCCATTAAATCCTAATGCGTTAGTTGCAGTTGCACCATTAACGATTTCATTCTCAAGAATCTCGTTCATAGTTGAAGTTTTTACTCTGATATCTTCTGCAAGTAAATTTAAGAATCCTTCACCAGATGCTAAAGCTGGGCCAGTTACTCTACCGATTACATAAGCAAACTTCATTACTGTGCTGGTTGCTGTCCAAGTGTCCACATCTTCACTTAAAGCTGCGTCATCTCCTTTGAATCCGCCACCTGCAGTTCCTAAAGTGTAACCTGCTTTTGCTGTTAATGCGTTATATACGTATGCTCTTCCTCGAACTGCTTTACGTGGTAACAATCTCACTAAAGGAGTTTGTCTTACTGTTCTATCTACTACTGCTGGGTCGAAAAAACTTGGCATCATACCATAAGCAGTTACAGTTCCACCAGTGGTGTGTCCCATACTTGGTGCTTTCTGCATATTTGCTTGGTACTCTTTAGCCATTTCTTCTCGTTTATCAATTCCATTAACTGGGTTATAATAGCATTCTCCTTCTTGAACACCCATTTTACCAAATCCAGAATCAAAAACGTATCCAGCACCTACGTCACTCATTTCATTTGTGCTAAACATTTTTATTGTCCTCCGTACTTTTGTTTTAAAAGATTCTTAAAAGTTGGTTCAGGTGCTACTTCTTTCTCCACTGGACCATCTACTGTTGCTTTTAAAACTGCTTTCTTTTCTAATGCTTCTAATTTTTTTGTTAACTCGATAATCTTTAACTTATCAGCATCTACTACTTCTTCTACTACTTCTGCTTTAGGTTCTTCTTCAACTGGTTT